CTAATATATAAATCAAAATCAAGCATTTGTCAAGTCTTGTAAAGTTTCTTTACATCCAAAAACCTTTATAATATAAGGATTTTCGACAAAAAAAATTTTTTTTTAATTTTTATCGAAAATTTTTGGAGAAAAAATGATTTTTTGCGTCTCTGGGCCGCTAAAAAAACCGCCTGATATCGACGCCCCAAATTTCAAGCGTCGCCTTTCAATAAATACCAACGTCGACCTCACGGTCGATGTTGTTTAGGAGATAGAGCAAATTGTGGGGGCGTTTACGCCTCTTTGACCTGGCGGCCCCTTTTAATCTTCTATGATTATCGATAGAGTTTGTTGCGCTGGCGTTACGGATAATTTGAGCTGTCTTACCAGGCCGGTATGAGTGAGGGTTTTTGTATCTGATATAAATTCTTCAATTGATATTGTATCACCTGGTTCAAGGGGAACGGGACAAAATTCCGCTTGGGCTTCAAAATAATTTTTCCTTGTCTTAAGCCGCGCGAGGAGTGCTTCGGCCATAGCCTGTGCGTCATCATCGCTCTGAAAAAGATAATTAGTAATGACGAGCGTTTTCTCTCCCCCGACTTCTTGCTTTTCTTGCGCTGTAGCCTCTGCCTCGCCCCTATATTTTTTTTTCGCAGTTTGATCAGCTTCGGTCCACCGAACATCTGGCATTTTCTATCTCCCTATGCGTATTTTTCATAGACGCGAAAAGATACAGTGTTTCCTTTCCCCGTCCAATTGCCGAGCGTCAGCTTGGGCTGAATATTATATATCCCGGCGACATCAAGATCTCCCTCTTGGGTTATGTATTTTAATTTTGTCGTTTCAAAAACCTGAATTCCTTCCCATGAAACCTCCTGGCCGTCTGGCTTTCTCACCTCGAACGTTATATTTGTCGCGCTCTCCATGTCTTCTTGCATATCAATTATAATCGTTAAGCCGATGTCGCCAACATAGGGCTTTTCTTCCGCTGGCATTTTATTCCTCCGTAGAAATTTTTGATTTTAGATGGAGTTCTTTTTCGATCTTTGATTTTTTCTCTAAAAGGTCCGTTATTAGCGAAGCAAATGTTTTTTCTTTTGAAAGCCGAGAGATAAGGCGGAGAATTAGTCTATAATATCCCATCCAGATTAACTCGGCATCCCGCCCGCCCAAAATATATTCCCCCGTCTCAGCCAAAATCTTACTCAGCTTGATAAAATCAACGTCGGAGCCGATTATAGAATAAGCGCCGGCGCTGGCCGCCAGAAGCCGTTCGTATAAAACATTAGCTTCCTGGCCAGATATTAAATAGCTTCCTTCCGAGGGGAAAATGCGCCTTAGATAAAGAGTCCCCGCCTGCTGGCCGGATAAGCTATAAATACCTGGCTCAGCTAATATTTTGCTTTGCTTAACGATACCAACTTCCTGGCCGGAAAGAGAATATGTGCCGGGGCTTGCGATTAAAATATATCCGGCAAAATAGATAAGGTCAACATCGCTTCCGGTAACAAGATAAGAACCAGAACCGGCTGAGATAAGTCTATCGAATAAGAGGCCGATGTCCTGGCCTGAAATAGCATAGCTTCCGCTATCACTAATGATTTTTCTATCAAAAAGAACGCCCACCGCCTGGCCGGCGAGAGAATAACTCCCGGCTTCGATTGATATTTTTCTTCCAAACAAAAGGTCGACCGCCTGCCCGCTAACAGCATAATCTCCCGGCTCAATTGTCAAAAGCCTGGCGGCGAGAAGGCCGGCCGCCTCACCACTCAATGAATAACCTGCACTCTCGGCTTGAATCTTTCGCGCTAAAAAAGTCCCCGCCGCTTGCCCGCTAACTGTATAGTCCCCGGCTTGACCCTCCAAAAGCCTTGCGGCGAGGAGGCTGGCTGCCTGACCAGAAAGGCTATAAGAACCGCCGGAAGCTGTCAGTATGTAGCCTGACGGCGCACCGGCCGGAACGAGCGCAACCCCGCTTGCCGTAGAATAGGTCCCATTGTCAAAAGAAAGCGTTGTCGATGAGCCGGTTGCGACTTCTTCGCCGACAGAACCCTGGCAGTTATTATATCGGTCAGTGTCTATAATCTCAGTCTGCCCAGACCCCGTTGGCGCGCAGTTTACATCAGCATCCTGAAATCCATATGCGACGATAATACAATAATCATTTGCCTGCGTGTCGAGCACAAAACTTCCACTTGATCCGCCGCCAAGATATCTATCCTCATCCCGTGTTGGGCTGGTCGAATCGACCCCTTTCAAAAAAACGAAACAAAAATGGGCACCCTCGCTCAGTGCAGCCTGCCAATTCCACTCGAATGTCTGGCTTCCTGTAGATGGATTCGCAAGCCCCCAAATCGTCGTATATCCAAAAGCAGCGTTATCGTTCGAGTCAACAATTTTGGCCAGACTAACACCATTGATTTTAGCAAACGTCAAGTCGATGCCAGCCCCGCTGTAATAAACAGCGCAAAGCAAGATATAATCGCAATCTGATGGAATTGAGATTGATTGGTTTCCATAACCTTCCGAGCTCTGGAAAACATAGGTGCCAAGCCGAGTTATACCCTGCGGCTGATAAACAAGCTCTGCCGATTGGCCAGTAACTGTATAAGTCCCCGGGGCGCACTCTATGCTGTATTGGCCTGCAACCCCGAGAAGTAGCGCGGCGGAAGCCGCAAGGGGCGAAAAGACAAACATTAGCTAACCCTTCTAATGCTCCAGTAAATTGTTCTATCCGTACCCGCAAGCTTTTTCATGGTAATATCCCAACCTTCACCAAGCATAAAACTGGGCGTCGGAAAAAGAGGCTTCGATTGAGCGCCCGTTACAATCCATTCTTCCATTAGGCGCTGACTTCCGTTTGCATCATATTTTTCATAGATTCGGATTTGATATTGGTCGCCCGCGTCCATATTGGCGAGGTCGATAAAAAATTGAAATACCCCGACCGTTGTCTGGCTTGTCGGGCCAGCCTGTTTTGCTGGAAGGCTATATTCTGTCGTAGAAATCGTTGCGCTATCATTGGTATATGTAATCGGCATATTATCCTCCTATCCCCTGCACAGTGCAATTAAGCGCCAGGGCTGTGCCTGAACAAGAGCCGCGGACGTAAAGCGAGGCGCCAGCTGGGACTTCCCAAAATCCATCAAATGTTGCAAATTGCGCCCAGGTTTCAGCCGTTCCGCGGATAAAAACCGGCATGTTTTCGATTATCATATGCTTATTTGATGAATCGCCGGTCGCAAGGTCGATATAATACATAAGCGAGGTAAGCGTCGTGCCTGAATATCCGACCCCGATTTGCCACCACCAGCAGTTTCGGGTCGTAGTCCCAACTTGTACCCAGTTCCCCTCGGCACCGCTTGAGCCGGGCGTAAAACTTACGCCTGGAAATGTGCCGTTGCCGAGCGTCTCGGAATATTGTCCAACTAAGACGGCCTCGGGGTTTGTTGGCCATCCGTAAGCAATAGCGGCCACCCTAATTGCATTTGCGCCGTTGCCCTGTGCCCTCGCGCCAACGGTAGATCCGGCCTTAATAAAAATCGGGAAACGATACCACCGCCCTCCAGCCACCGCGCTATCTGCCATGTGTCCAACAATATCGGCGATTAAAACGCTATAGCTTGTTCCGCCAGCCGGGTCAACGCCGATATCAATCCAATAATCACGCTGGGCGCCACTTGAGTTCCCGGCATTTATCCATAACTCAAGCATGTATACATCATTTGAGAGCGCGCTCAAAACTTGTCCCCAGCTTCCCTTTGTTCCCGAGCCCGCCGTGATTGACGTTCCCGGCGTTGTAGATGGGTTGGGGGTTGTATATGCCTTCCACTGAAATCCACACCAGGTCGGGATTAAAAGCATGGCTTTTGCTCCATTTCAAAGTTTGTCCCAGTAGAGACCAACCTTGTCTCTCAAGCCGCTGATAAAATCGATAACCCGCTGGTCTGTCTCTTGAAGAATTTTCATGTCTATCAGCAGTTTGATTCGTTCCAGCTTCCTCAACGCAGCGACAAATGCTTGATGCTGCGGATCTGTCGGGTCCTGCCATTTATCAACAGCGCCAAGAGGAATGGTCGTTTCTGCCAGCCCTTCAAGCTGGGCTATTCGCTGCGTTGTCGTCCGCTTCAGCCAATCTCCATCGGGTGGCGCATAGAGCTTATAGGTCTCTTCAATTCTCCGGTCCCCGTCTGTATATTCAACCGTGACGAAAATAACAGATGGTTGCTTTTCAACTGACTTAACTATCGCCGTCCAGGCCATTATATCCTCCCTATTTTTTCATTAAAATCCCAAAAATCCCCATCTCGGCGTGAAACCGATAATGATTTCTTCCGCAAATCCTGCATTTCTTAATCCTTAGGTCTTTTCTTCCCGTGAGCTGGTCTTCAAGATTATCTGGATTCTTACAGCACTCGCTCAGCTCTCCCCGAATGAATGTCTTTTCCATTTTTACGCTAAAGTAAAAATGCTGGAGCCGAAGTCAACTGTGAACGATTCGCCGTTTTGAACAGTAATAGATGAGCCGTAATCCCACCAGGCGATAAGCGGATCTGCTGGCGAAGTCTGGCTATCGTTATACATCACGACGTAGCGAAATGGCCCAAAAGAACCGCCACTCGCCGTCCACTGAACATCTGTCCCACCAAGGGTTGCCGTTCCGCTTGTTTCGCTCCAGGTCGCAGTTATGCTTGAGCCGCCAGATGGATAGCCATTTTGGGGTGTAATTTCAGCAAGTTCGCTCTTAGTGGCATATGATGCAGATGGCGTTGAGTTACTCAAATAGACTTTAATTGTGTGGGAGCTAAAATCATGTTTTCCTCGACCGAGCTGGTCGACGAAATCGTAGAATTTGTTATAGGACGCCATTTTAACCTCCTAATTCTGTTTTTCCTCTGGTGATGAGGATTTATATTCTGAACGGCGTTCGAGATATTTTTGGTCCGCCGTCAATTCCCATTTTTCGCTCTCTACTGAAAGGTTTATACCAAGCTCTACAGCAATATCGTTAAGAAGTGATTGAAGCTCGGCGCGTGCCGCCTTAACCTTTTCCATCGCCGCCTTCACTGCGTATTGCTGGACGCGCGAAAGCTCTCTTTTTTCACTCATTTTTTCTCCTTATTGAGGCTGTGGGTCGCCATGAGGCGGCTCATCACCGCTTCCCCCGCCTCCGCCCTGATAGCTTGTATTAAACCCCAGATAATAAATTCCGCCGCCCTGAGAAAATGCTTTAATTTCGTATTTATAATCGCCATAGCGATAGGCGGTCTGGTTTTCGATTATCTGCCCAAAATAAATGCCTTCCTCATCGATATATTTCATCGCCCGCGTAACTCCGGCTATTACATAGCCGATATGCATATAAACTGAGCCGCTTCTATAGATCGTAAGATCCTGCCCGTCCCAATGAATGCAATGGCCGCTTGGGTTTCCGGCTCTTAATTCATAATCATTACCGTCTTTGCCTATAAATACGCCGGTTCCTGTCATTGGACCGGATGCCTGCCCCATAAGAATCCTCTCCGTATCAGCATTAATTTCAATATTGCCGACATCTATTTTTCCGGCTGTTAAGGTACCCATATTAGCGCTTATTGCTGAAAGAGAAGATACGCTTATCTTTTCTGCCGTGACGGCACCGGCGTCAAGCTTCCCTGTCGTGACGGCACCGGCGGCAAGCTTTTCTGCCGTGACGGCGCCGGCGGCAAGCTTCGGGGTTGTAATCTGGCTATTTTCGATATGGACGGCGCCGAGCTGCTTTCTTACCTCGGCCTCATCGACATAAACCCCGGTCGGCCCTCCTGTCCAATTAGAAATCGAAAGTGTCCCCCAATATCGGCCAGCAGGGACCTGATAGGTAAACTCATAAGTGGTCCAGGAAGATGGGACGGGGCCATTGTTTATAAAATTTGTATAACTATCCCGATTTGCGCCGGTTACATAGCGGCCAGTTGGATAAGTGCTTTTTTCTTCCATTCGGATATAAAGGCCCTGAGATGTTTGGGTTGTACCGCGGACCTTTACTCTTACTGTATAATAATCGCCCGGAACAAGAGGAATAGCCCTGCATCCCCAGGCCAGACCGTTCGGTATATAAAGCGAATATGAGCCTTCAGTTTTATCATCGGTTGTCCGGGATGCCGTTCCGCTCCCGGCAACATAATCCCACGACCCCGAATGCTCAAAAGAGGGGTTTAGTACCATATTATCTGTTGTCACCGCGGTCTCAAAAGAGTTGGCGAGGACGGATCCCGTATAAATTTTTCCACCGTCAATCATTGTAACATCATTTGTGTGGCGCCAGGCCTCAATATTTTCTTTGGCCTGGGGGTCGGTAAACATTCTATCTGTTACTTCAGCATCGAGACCGGCGATAATTATTTTCCCGGCTGAAATACTTGTAAGCGCAACCCTGCCATAATTTTCGCCATCCGGGATGTCATCGAGGGTATACATGATTTCATCGCCGCTCAATATGCGATAGAGTTCTTCATACAGAAGATATTCTTCGCCCTCGATGATAATATGGTTTCTCACCTCATCAATATTCTCAAGATAGGAGACCGAGCTTAAAAGCTCCTGGCCGAAATTAAAAACAGAGGAGCCCTGAGAGGGCAGGGGCTTAAAGACCGGCTTTCCATTATATTTGAAATAAAAAGTATAATTGCACCTCTCACAGACCATTTGAATGGCGTTAAAGGCGCTCGTTCCCGCGTCAAATCGCGCCCGGTCAATTAAAATGCCGGTCGCGGTATAATCCATATCAGAAAGAGCGGCTGACCTGCTTGAATAGAGCCCGGCGACTACAAGAAGGTCAGCGATGATATTTTCAGGTGCCGTGCTTTTATAATAATAAATAATCAGATTATTGCTTCCATTCCCGGGCGCCTTGCTCGGCAGAAACCAAAATTTATTTGTCCATTTATCATAAACCCATGTGTCGCCATCATAAATTGGGTCGCCGTTATAATAGGCGATGTATGCGCCCTTGCAGTCCCCCGGCATCTCATAATCAAGCTGGCCGGCAACCGTCGATTTTGTAACCGAACCCCCCCAATAATTATTGGGGCTTTTAAGTTCGACCTCGTGAAGATATTGCGTAAAATCAAAGGCATGAATAGAAACCGAGCGGTCGCGCCGGTCAATATTTATTGAGTCAATTACGCCTATAAACCACTGCCAGAAATAATCTGTGCCATCTTTTTTAAAGCCGGTTGAAAATCTAACCCTTCGTCCTATTTTAAGATAATCTTTATAGGCGCCCTGAGAATTTTTAGGATTAAAATCGCCGCTTGTATCATCAATTTTTGCCCAGAGCTCGGCTGAGACCGGTCGAAGCGATATCTCTCTTATTCCGCTTGAATACCTGGCCTCGATTACAAAACTTTTTCCATTGCCATCTTTAAGCTCTATCCAATTGCCGTCAATATAAAGCTCAAGCTTTGAAACCGGCTGTTTCGCAATGGCCTCAAAATCGCTCGGCTGAAGCCCCTGTAAACTTTGCATCAGGCCTCCCTTAAAACAATAGAACAGGAATAATATCCTGACCCCGCAGTCGGAACCCTCACGGGGCTATAAGTAAGCGATGAAAATATAACTGTATACCATGTATTACTTTCGTGTTCATTTTTAAATTTAAGGGCTTGATTTTGGCCATAGAGGCCAATAATATTATCAAGGGCACTCTTGGCGATGAAATTCCATTCGATACTCCACTCCCTTTTAAGCGAAGCACCGTAAAATCCATATCTCATGCTTCCGTCAATCATCCTGGCCGCGCTTATTTCTCTATGAATAGAAATCGGGAAGTGCGGTCTTTCGCCAAGCCAGCGGATGGGCGGAAGCTCGATGGCGGATCCCTCTGTTACGCCAAGATATAAGCTTGCCATTTATATCATCCCTCCGACTCTTGTCGCCTGATATCTTATAATCCGGAAAAGCTCCTCGCCGGCTCGCTCCAGGTCAGAGCGCGAAAGTCCGGTTGCGCTCAGAAGGGGGCCGGTAATATTAATTACGATTTGACGCGCAGGTTGAAGATTAGAAAGAGGGCGAACGCTTACATATTCGGGGACCTCTCCAATTAATGGTCTAATTGGTCGGGTTATAATTCCCTCAAACCCTCTCTGCCACGTCGGAAATGGCCATTCTTCCTCTTCCCCTCCCCCGCCGCCTCCGCTTCCGCCGCGGCTTGCGCCTTCTTTGGGGGGAAGTCTTTTTCCCTCTCCCGGCTCGCCGGGTTGGGCGTATTTTTTAGCGAGCTGAAATTTTGAAATGACCTCATCAACCTTAAGCCCGAGCTTATGCCAGAGCTCTATCATCTCCTTAACGGTCATTTTTTGCCCGCGCCAGAAAATCTCCATTTCATCAGAAGCCTTCTTCCAGAGACTGTGCCATAAGGCGGCAAACCCCGCAATGGCGGCAACGACAATTCCGAGTGTTCCCGCGAAAGACGAGCCGATAGAAGAGAAAACAGAAGAAATTGTCGAGGCGGCCTCAGAGCTGCTTGTAATTAATTTCCCAATAAAATCAAGAATCCACTTAGATATCATTTCGCCAATCATCCGGAAAAAAGAAGTCTTAATATTATTCCATAGTTCACCAAAAAATTCTCTTAGAGTAAGTCCGCCCTCGAGATATTTCTGGATAGTGTTTCCCCAGCCTGTCGCTATATCGTTATAAAGGCCATTAAAATAATCGCTTGCCGTGTTTGTTGTTTTTTCTGTTACATCTATAAATTCAGCATAGGCTTTCTTCCCGGTATAGACAAAGCTATACATTGTATCGCGCGCCTGCTCAAGGACGCCGTTAAGCTTTCTTTGCGCGGGAATGGCTTCGCCCTCGATGGCGATTTTAAGAAACTTCATAACATCCGCCATGCTGCGCGCTTTGGGAGTATAAGTCTCGATAATTTTAGTGGTTTTTTTAATTTCCTCGCCCTGGCGTTTTATTACATTTCCAACCTCATTAATAGGTGGCTTAGATTTTTCTGCAATTTCTTTTATTTTTCTAAATCTTTCTTCATAATTGTGACCGGCTTCTGCGGCTCTCTTCATCGCCTCGTGTAATTTTTTATAAGATTCTGCCAGCTCCTTGTCGGCCTTCGTCGCGCCAAATACCTTATCAGTCAGATTTTTAATTGCGCTCCCAAATTTTTCGACGAGCCCAATAGCTTTCATCAAGCCATCTATTACTGTATTAAGCCAGAGCTTAAAATCTTCTGAGGAGGCAAGCTTCTCAAGCTTTTTGGCTAAATCTTTTATACCTTCCCGCAGAGTGTCGTTATTAATAATAACGCGGCCAACGGTCTCCTTAACCTCTCCCCACATATTATTAAGCTGTTTGACCGAGCCGGCATAAGTATCTGTTTCGCCCCTGGCCCGCTCATACCATTTGCCTATTTCCTGCATGATGAAGGCATGTTTTTCTTCCTCGGTTTTCAAATCTCGAAGGGCCGGGAGATAGCGTGCCAGCAAATCATAATTTCCAGCCATCGCCTTGGCGACAACCGTAGCCGCGCTCTGAAGATCAACCTTGAAAACCGTTGCCATCCCGATGGCGGCTTTCGTGGCCTGCTTTAAACCCTTCTCATCAAGATTTGTAAGCTGGGCCAGGAGAGCCATAACAGAAAGGACGGCGTCGTCTGTATAAACGGTTTCTTTTTGAATTTCGCTTGCGAACGCTTTGAATTTGGGAAGGAGTGCGTCGACTGATCTGCCGGTAATAGCAAGCGCATCAGCAAGATTCTTTTCGGCGAGCTCTTGCTCTGCGGCCAGGGAGATTGCGCCCCGCATAAAATCTGACATCGCGCCGATGGCTTTTTTAAGCGCGTCAGCCGCAAGCTGGCCGATCGCAAACTGCTTCCACAGCCCCCCCATACCCTTCCCAAGATTATCTGAAGTAGTAGTAGTTGAGCGGAGCGCATCATCGAATTGCTTTATAGAAGTCGTCGCGCCCGAAGAATCGACGCTAATAATATATTTAATATCGGCCATCTCTTTTTTTCCTTATTTCCCTTTCCTCAATCCGATAGGCCGTCTCATGAATCAATTGAAGCTTATACAAAAACACCTCCTTTGCCGCTGGAGTAAGACCAAGCCTTTCGATTTCGCCAGCCAGAAGACCGGCCTCGCGCATAAATGCTGAGCATCGTCTGAAATACCAAGCCAAAATAAACCAATCATCATCTCCTACCGGCGGAGGGTTCTGTGCCGGGTGGCTTCCCCTGCCTATCTCATCTTCCTCCGCCCTTCCACCCCAATCTTCATACCAGATGAGATAGGCGTTCAATTTTTTGCGTAGTTTTGAGGATTAAATGAAAACTCCAGAATTTTCCTCAGGAGAATCGTGTCCTCGCCCTTCACCCGGCGCCAGAGAAGGCGCTGGAGATATAGCCCCTTCGTCTCCGGCGTGCATTCAACCTTCTCACCATCATTCATAAAATCCCAATCTTTAACGAGCTCCAGAATGAGCGAAATAAAATTTGCCACCTTTTCTCTCGCGCGTTCGTCCAGAAAATCGCCCGGCAGCTCTTTTGTCTGCGCGAGAAGGTCGAAATAGGCCATCGGATCGAGCGGCGCGATTTTTAGCTTAAAAGCCCCGAAGTCTTCATATCCTTCTACGCCTTCGACTTCAAGCCACTCACCGGCGGTAAGCAACTTTGATATATCCATTCAATACCTCCGCCGAAAATCTTTATGCCAGATAATCAGTCGATTGCGTATTAACAACCTCGATATACGGCCTGGCGTAGGACATTCCGGATGGCGCAGAAGAAGCCGCCTCAATTTCAAAAGTCATTTCATTTTTGATGATGTCCTCAAGCTTAACATCCGGCGCAACCTGAAGCCTTAGTCGAGGAAGGTAGAAAGTGATCTTATAATAATATGAACCACTAATAAGCGCGCCCGTGAATTCAAGTTTTGCCTTGTAGGAAGTCAAGCTCTTAAAAGACGAAAAGTAAGCCATATTCGTTGAGGTTGCCCGGGGAAGCGTAATTTTCAGAGTATTTCGGGGAAAGGCCCCCTCTTTGGGTTCCGCCAGAACCGAAGAACCAAGAACATGAACAGCGTCAATTGCGCGTTCAAAATTCAATTCAAAATCCGAAATAGTAACCGCGTCGCCACTTCCCAGAGCGCTTCCGCCTTGTTCATTCATAAGGAAGCTTCCATGGATAAAATTAACGAAGTTACCCCGGCTTGCGTAAGTAAGCGCGTCAATTTGAGTAGCCGTATTAACCGTAGAGTCATCGATGAGGGTATTTCCTCGAAGGCCGAGGACTGCGGCAATTTTCGAGCCGTCTGGCTTCAGATTGAGTTTGTAGGGCATAGCTGAGGCAACTTCCCAGATTTTTCCCGGCCTTTCTTGGCAGAACGTGAAAAAGTGAGAAACCGAGTCGGCGTACTGGAAAGTGTGCTTATAGACACCGGTTGTTAATGTCTGCGGAGTCCCCGCCGTTCCCCAGAGCGCGGCCAGCCAGCGGCCCCAAGCTCCCATTTCATATTGAAGGTCAATGCGAGGGGCAAACTCAATCGGGCCAATCAGGCTAAGCTCGCCGTCCATTGGCATGATCTGGTCAATTCCTTCATACTGCTCATAGGTCTGAACGAGCGCAAGCCCGCCATCATCTTTGGCAAGAACACCGTCGCCCGCGCCAAGCGCAACAGCCGTGCCCCAGGTCGTCCCGCGCTTCGTCCCCGAAGCATAATATCTTTTGCTTGGATAAGTTGGAGTAGCCATTATTCACCTCCTTCTGCCTCTTTTTCTGAGACATAGCGAGCCGCCCCTTGTTCAACCCAGTAAGCGACTATCGTCTCATCAAAATCGGCAACTGAATAAATTTTATCCTTCTCAAGAATTGGGCCTCGCCGCGGATAAGTTGTTGCGGCCAGCCATACGAAATATTTTTCTTCTTCCATTTTTACCTCCTATATCTCGCCCATCTCTCCGAATACCCGAACACGAACCCTTTGGCTGAAGAAGCCAAAAAAACTTGTCCCCTCAAAGCCATAATCAATATCGGGTGGAGAATCTATGCTAATCTCTGAGGCCAAAGTGAGGAGCGATCCCTCCTCTGCGCCCCATTTGAAGTCATCACCTATTGCTTTCCTTATGTCGCGAATCGCCTTTTCAAGAGGCGTTACGACATCATCGGGGGCCTGAACAATTCCGCGAATTGAAATATAAAATGTTTCTTCCCAAAGATTATCCATGTTCATAATAATTTCTCCGCCTGAATCCGAAATTACCATGTAACACGGAAATCCTTTTGGCTCCGCCACGAAACCTTTGGCGACGTGAATCGGGGTTAAGAAATAATTTTCGCCGGCCTTTATATCGCCGATAATTTTAACAACGCGGTCGATGATCTGGAGCCTCTTTGGGTTATCCGGCATGTCCGCCCCCTATTTTTTCGGCTGTTCTTAAAATCGCCTTATCATTCAAATAGTTCTGATTTAAAAACGAAAGCTTCCACTCCCAGACCGACGTAAACCACAAGGAGGCCGGAATTCTTACGTCGAGCTTTTGCTTTTTTGTAAGCGCAATCGCCTTGAATTTATCATCTCCGGTTTTGTAATACATTGCCCAGCCAAACTTGCGCATTTTTGATGTTACGGTCGGATGCGTAATGCCACCCCTGTCCTGAATCAGGGCATATTTTTCAGCCGAGCGAGAGCCAGCCGTCGTTCCGACACCCGTTCCAATTTCAAGTCTCCAGCCATCTCCTTCCTGGATTAGTCTCATCCCGACGCTCCTTGCGAGAGCCCCGCTCTTTCTTGCGCTCTTCTGCATATTCATCGCCGATCTTTTAAGGGCCTTTACTGTATCCATGCCCCACTCGGCAAGATTCGTTTTGGTTGCCAGGGGAATAGATTTTAACATCTGCGTTTTTCTCAACGCTCCTGAAATATCGACTTTAACTTCTGCCCTTACTGCCATCAGACATAAACCCTTTTATATCTTTCTAAAACTTCTCTCACGTCCGGGAGCAGCTGGCCGGTCGAATAGGTCGTTATTGCGCCATCCGGATAGGTTCTTGCCGCCTCGCCCCAAAGCGAGCCTTTTTGAATTTTCCATTCAAAAGCCACCTGCTTCAGGCAGGCGAGTTTTAGATCATCGGGGATTTCATCGTCGCCATAACCAGCGCTATAGGTGACAACGATGTTCTGGTTTCCCTCGCTCCATGCCCTATTTATCCTAACGAGTTTTCCGATGTTGTAATAAGTGACAAAATCCGTTCCCTCCTCAAGCGATTCGTCATCCTCGTAAATAGAAGAAATGGTGTGAATTGGCCAATTCGGGAGCCACAATATGGTTTGCCCGGTCCCGTCGATGGCCAAATTGCTATAAGTTTGGCGCAAAAGCGTCCTCGATGTTTCCCTATCGAATGACTTTTGAACCGCCGCACTTAGAATTACCAGGACAGAATCAAAAGTCATCGATTTTTCTTCAATTCCCAAATAGCTTTTAATTTCAGAGAGCGTAACCAGGCTTCCCATTTCAATCCCCGTTAGTTATATATCGTAGATTCGGCTGATATCGTGATGTCATAATCTCCGACTGCCTTCGGGTCGTCTGGGATTTCAATATTAAGCTGGACTCCTCTGGGCATATCCGGGCCGAGAGTGAGCTTATCGGATGGAAACCAGGTGATAATGAAGTTATTCGGGAGACCAGAAACAGAAAAGGTAATATCGCCCGCGAAACCATTAACCGAAGTAACTGTTATCGCAATGGGAACCACCCTCCCGATTGGCGACTCGATCCATGTCGTATCTACTGATAATATAAAGTCTGGCTTCGGCATCACAGAGAGCTTAACCGTAACGGATTTTCTGATCACTGGCCGGGATTGAGTCCAGATATAAATCGCGCCGGCAAGAATCGCCAGGATCCCAATTAAAATAAGAATCTTCTTCATTTCTTCTCTCCCCCAAAAATTTTAAACGAAAGGACAGCAAGTCTTGCCCGATTTCGAGAGCCAAATTTTTTATAGATACTTTTGAGATGCGTTCGGACTGTGCTTTTTGACCGGAAAAGCGAAGCCGCCATCTCTTCATTGGTCATTCCCCTTCCCAACAGCCTAAAAACCGCCTTCTCGGCCTTGCTTAATCGTTTTAACTTTTGGTTTTTTTCTGCATCATCTTCTAATTTGACGGCTCCCTTCGGGAGCTCTTCGCCCATCTCTTTAATCGCTTTTTCCCATCGATATTGAGAGCGCCAGTAGTCCGCAACTCTATTTTTAGCTATCTCATAGGCGAAGGTTTCGAGTTCCGATTCCCCGCGAAAAGAAGGAAATGCCACGAAGTAACTCAGCTTTATGTCTTGAATAACATCTTCAAAATCTTCTGGGGGAACTTTAGCGCGAACGAACGACCAGATTTTTGTAATCTGGTTTTCAATCTCGGATTCAAGATTTGCGTTCAATTCTTCGTCTCCTTCTGCGGCTTCCTTTTAATGCGATTTCGTTTGTCCGAGCGGATTTTAGCTCGATAATGCTTTCCTTATCTTCCTCTGCCCAGCCAAATTTAAGGAAAATTGCCGCAAGCTCATCTGGAATTTCATACTTTTTCCCCTGCTCAAAATAAAACGTTGTCATTCCATCCGGGCTTCCGGTCGTTGATGTCAGCATGCGGACCCACATCTCAGCCTCCAAAGATAAAATCGGGAGAGGGGCGGAAACTCCGCCCCTCTTCCCTGTTCAGCTTCTGCCTCAATAAGAAATCGGCGCGTGGCGAGGTTTGCCAAGAATAACAACGGCGCCAATCGGGATGCCGTTTGTGTGCGTGCCCGTAAAATCAACAAAGACGCGAATGTAGCGCTTGCTTCCCATATAACCCATAGCAACAACGACCTCATCCTCGTCAGATGCATCAATGACAAGCCCCTGCGTTCCAAGAACCTCGGAAGCAGAAACATCAGCAAAAGTTGTCCCATCGTCGCTCTCTTGAAGCTTAAGAGTAATATAGGTCGAGCCGCCAAGGGTATCTCCGGATGCTCCGATATTAAAGACAACAAGCGCGCCCTCGTATCCCTGAAGGTCAACTGCTGTCCCGGTCCCCTCCGTATCGTTGTTCCCAACAATTGAAAGAAGTGTTTTTACGGCTTTTAAATCGTGATAAAGGTCTTTCATTTTTTGCCTCCTTATGAAGCAGCGATTTTCAGCTTCTTGATGGCTTCAGGCAAAACAACCTGTCCGCCAACTCTTTTTCGCGCGTGGAACCGGACGCAGTTCGAGGTGGCGGCGCTATAAGGGTCGCGAAGAACGGCAATCGCAATTCTATCAACGATGAGATAGCCGGCCTTGAAGTCACCAAAAAGTACGGGGAAGGCATTGGCGGAGACATTTGGCATATCAGCCGCCTCGACAACATCAACGCCTAAAATATTCCAGGTCGGGGATTCGCCAAGTCGGCGAAGGAGATAATTTTTCACATCATCCTTCAAAATCGAGGCTGCAAGCATTGTGGCTCGGTTCATCACGAACTTAGCATTTTTGGTATAGCCGCTCTTAAGGCCAAAATAGAGCGAAAAGAAGCCGTCTGCTTTTAGACTCGACGCGTCGCCGCTGGCAACATATCCAACTTCTGAATTTGTCAGGATTCCCTCGGGCTTTCCAACTGCGTTGCCGCTAATAAAAGCAGCGCCCTCGGCTTTTCCGAACTGCTCTCCGAATTCGGAGTTGAGCTCGGCCTCAAGATTGAAATCAGAATCTTCAAGATCCCAATTAGAGACGTCAACCATTGCGTAAAGCTCGTGAGTGGGAATTGTCTCGAGGCCATAGGTCAGGCCGGTAGTTTCGCTCTTTGTCCCCGTCTCGGCAACCCATGCCGCAGAAAACGTTCCGGTTCTCTTTCTCACCTGGACGCTTTCCTTCGATGTGGTTCTAACCCGCGCAATCGACCGAATTGGTGAATACTCAGTAATTGTTTTTAAAAGCTCCTGAGTAATTTCGGGAGAGGTGAGATATCCGCCAAGTGTCGCGTCAGAGAGCTTAAGAACCTTTAACTCGGGTATGCTCGCATCGCCCGTCCGAAGCCAATGAAGAAAGGCCTTGTGTTCAGGCGATACGATTTTTACCCCGGAAGAATGCGCGGCGTGCTTTTTCATCTCCACTTCTAACTCGTCGCACTTCTTCATAATTTTATCGATTGTCTCTTTGATTTCTGCTTGTTTTGTTTCCACGGCTACATGCGCCTTTTCGAGGATTTCGTTCTTTTCTCTAAGCGCAGCAATCCCGGCGGCAATCTCGTTTGCTGTTTTTTCCAGCATCTCTTTGTCCACGTTTTACCTCCATAAAAATTTATTTTTTTAGCTCATCCGCTATGCGCTTAAATGCCGAGTAGATATCTTCTGGCTCGGGCATATCTGGCGGCTCGTCTTGAGTGCCTTTCGGCGGCTCAATATCGAGTGCCATTCTTTCGCCGCAAGACGAGCAGACGATTTCCATTTTTTCTGAGGCAGGCTCAAACTGCCCACCATGTTCTTTACAGTGAGCCCTGGCCTCTTCAGCAGACCAGGTATCTTTCGGATATCGATACGCCTGGTCTTCCGACCCGCCGCCCTTCTTAAATCCGATAATAACCGAATATTCTTTTCCGTTATGCCTTCTTGTCATCCGCGCAAAACGCTCATATTTATCCGGATCGTTAAGTCGGCAGGCGTGCTCATTTGGATATGGCTTTAACTCATAATTAGGAAGTTCGTCTTTTTCCCAATCGCCGATTCCGAGCTTTTTGGCGTGAGCGACAAGATGTGCCTCAGCTTTTTGCCGGAGCTCTGATGTGGATATCGAATCGGTAATTGGGATGATTTGATTCATTCTGGCAAGAGCATTGCGAAGATGGGGAAGATCAATTTCGCCATTTTTATTATGATGAGGAAGATGGCGCGCCCTTTTATCTTCAGTTTCGCCTTTTAGATATGCGGGCTCGATAACAGCAAACGCAGAATCGGGGAGGTCATTTATATAGGCCCTATCCCATTCCGCCTTAATGCTTTCAAGCTGAGCCAGTGGATTTGCGGGAAAAAGTGTAAAGGAGCCCTCAAAGAGCTGTGCCTCTTTAATAACGCGCGCTATTGTGTCTCCAATCTTCACAAAGCTGTCCTTAATAGTTTTAAAGCCCATGGAAAGGCCTACTTTAACTCCTCTTTCAAAAAGTTGTTTAATCTTCCGATAGGCATTTTGAGAATCGGGGTCATCAAAAAATTCGCCATCAATCCTGAGGCCCTTCTTGTCTTCTTCGCCATGAAAAGAACCAATAATTAATCTTGGATCAGAGCGGCTGTGAGACCAGATGAGCGGAAAGGCTTTATTTTCCGCAAGCGATTTGCGGAAGGCCCCCTCCTGGATTATGTCGCCTTCAGAATCGACGTTGCCAAAGGTGGAAAGATAACCCGAAAATTTACCGCTTTCTGAAACTTCCTTAAAATTAAGTTTAAAGATTTTGCTTTCCATGTATCCTCCTCAGGCCGGGTATATCGTGCACAGGCAATTAATAACATTGCCCGGCGATGCCTTTGTTGGATCGCCCGGAAACATAAGCTCCTCGCCGCCGACAATAAACGGTTCCGAAAGCTCGATGGGCGAGGCGGAATAAACCCGGTCGGCCTCCATGTGGGCTTCCCTCGAAAGCTCAACAAAAGAGCAGAGCCAGCCTTTATATTTCACAAAATCTGTTTGATTATATCCTTCAAGCTCGCCATAATTTTCTACCTTCGCTACTTCTGTCCTTGCGATTCTTCGCGCGCGGAAGGACGAAAAATCTTTGAGCTTATTGGCGACGTATCTCGAAAATTCGTCTACTGTCATCCCTTCTGATTCGGCGAATTCAATTCCATCGAGGATTTCTTCCATTGTTGACTCAGCAATTTTTGTCCCAGAGAAAATAACCATGTCTCGAAGCGCCTTCTCATGCTCAGGTGTAAAGATTTGCTTGGATTCTTTAAGCTCGGCAAGCTCGCCCTTGGTCGCGTTTATTCCCACGCCAAGCGCATGCTGAAAGGTGTCGATATACCAGGGCAGGGCATTATCTCTGAAAAGCTCGGCCTCTTTTTTCTTGGAAAACATAAGCCAGGGGTCAATCTGCCTTACCGCGGTTGCTTTTTTAATTTCCCTTTCGATTCTTTCGGCCTGATTAATAAGATATTTCTGACTTATGCCAACAAGGGCTCTTTCCCGGGCGAGTGAGCGCTTATAGAAATCATCCCATTTGGCGCGCTTCCGCTCTGGCGATTTCCAGAGGTCCCGAAGCGGCCCCTTGGTATGGATTATAAGACCAGAAGATTTTTCTGCGCCGGCCCCAATTCCCAGAACCGGCACCGAAGAAACCGGCGCGTAAATAACATCGCCCCCGCGCACCGCTTCATAATTTAGCATTTCGCGCGCCTCGTTAATCGTTAGAATTCCCTCGCGCCTTCCATCAATCGCTCGCTTCCAGATAGAATCCATGTCTTCCCGAAGCGCGGTTAGCTCGGATGTATCAAAATCAAAAAATAAATCTTCCGCGTTTTCAAATTTAGAAACGAGCTCGGAATTGAGCGCATCGCGCAATGCGATAAGATGGGGAATTGCCGCCTCCTCATAGAGAGCTTTCCGCGCCTCTTTGATGTTGGAATAAGTTTTTGCCTCGGTGTCTCCTAAAAGCTCGCTGGGCACACGAAAAGCGGCGCAAATTTTTCGCGTAATAGTTTTAATAAGCGGATAATAATCAATCTCGCTTGGCGAAAAAGAAAGCTTTTCCGGTTTAAGGCCCCCCTCAAGAATGAGCGGATTCATCACGTTTTCATAGCCTTGAATCTCGCTTCTTATCTGGTCTTTAAGATAATCTCTTTGCTCTTTAGTAAGCGTTTTATCGGTTGAGAGCGCAAGCGATGGTCGGGCGCCCTTCTCAAGAAGCGCCTGGACCCAGGCCATGCTAAAAGAATTAATATCAATTGCCCCCGAAAGAGGCGCAATGGGTGAAATGCCCTCCGCGCCGCCTTCGGGATTAAAAAGCGAAATATGGATTATTTCATCTGCTGGAATGCGTATATACTGACCGGCCCGATTATATTCATAACTTATTTGTCCGTCCGCGCCTTCTTTTATTCTGACCGCATCAGGCCGCAGCGGCTCAAGTTCTACATATTTTGAGAAAGAACCTTTAAGAATTCTGAAGTATGAATTCCCGGTAAGAAGTCGATGACTCAGGAATATTTCTATAAATTTCGCCCAATTAAGCTGTTTATTTGGCCTCTTTAAAAAATCTGACAACGGATGGCCTTCGACTTCGACAAGCTGGTCGCCTTTGTAGCGATAAACATACCATGGAATTTGATTAGCAGCATGGCAGATAAGATTGATACAGCCATAAACTGTATCTGAGAATTTATAGGCTTGAATATAATCTTTAAGTTTTGTCGCGTTTATTTTTCCCGAGCCGATATAATAGCCGACCTGGGGATCGTATTGAATAAGGCTCTTTTTTTCTTTCGCCCAAAATTTTAATTTCATTTCGCCCTCCAGACAGAAAACTCATATCCTGGATTCGCGAAGGCATAAATAACAGCCTCTGCCCTGTCCGGGCTCTTAAGCCCCTGCCTTTTCATTTCTTCTTTGGGCGTTATTTCGAGCTGACCAGAGGAAGTAATTTTATATGTAATTGAGGTGAGCTGGGCTTGAAGCTCAAGATCATTTGGAAGCGAAACAAGGCCGGAAACGAGCCGCTCTCTAAAATCCCAATAAATTTCCGCCTTTCTGTTTTTAAATCTTTCTGGGTCAGCGGCTTTTTCGCCACCGTGAATTTCAATAACATTTTCCCCAAGCTCTCTTAATCTGTCGGCCACGCCAGCTCCCAGGCCGTCACTATCGACTTTGATAGAAGAAACTTTTTCTTCTCTCGCTCGCATAATAATTTTTCCGGTAAGACTCATTAGATCTGAGCGTTTTATAACATCAAGAATTCTAATGCTCGAGCCGGCGCGAAGCGCAATAACAGACTCGTCGTCGCCATAGCGCGCCACATCGATACCCAGCTCCCGGGGCTCGCCTTCCTCGCCATCGCGGCCCATGGCGTCTTGAATTGCCTGAAATGGAAAAACATTATTTGCGCCCTCAAATGCAGTCCAGTCCCCCTCGAGGAACTGCCGCGTCCAGTTTTCGGGAAAAATCTCCTTCAGTCTCTCTACATATCCAGGCGGAAGTTTTTTATTATCCCGGGGCAAGGCCGGAATAAAAATATGGTTTTCAAGTTTTTGGTCTATGAATCTTTGCTTAAGCCAGCCGGGGGCCGGATTTGAGGCCAGGAGTCCGAAATATCGAATGCCCGGAAGCTTAAGCCTAAGCCTTGAGGCAAGCATCAGAAAATAGCGCTCCGAAGTCTCAGAAGCCTCGTCAATTGCAAACCATCCGAGCTCCATAGATTTAAGCCTTTCGATGGCCCGCTGGTCATCTCCCAGGCCGCCATAAAAAATAAGTGAACCATTCTTGAGAAGATAATAATTATCTGTCTGATGATGGCGTTCAATTAGATTGGCCCTTTGAAGCATCTCATCAAGAACAAGATAAGTTGTTTTCTTAAAGCTCCGCAATGTCTGTCTGCAAATATAGCCTCGATTTCCCGGATAATCGCAGCTTAGCGCGATGCCTTCAGCACAGAGAGCATAAGTCTTCCCTCCGCCCATCGCTCCGCCATAGAGCTTATACATTTCTGGCGCGGCGTGAAAAATAGCCTGACGCGGTTGAGCTTCATAAATAACGTTCATCATGGCTTTTTCCCCGGTCGCGGCAGAATAAAAACTGGAAGCGAAACTTCGCCCGAATGTTCAAGCTCTTGTTTGTCTGACATCCCGGTCCAATTTTTCATACAGAAAATCCACCTGGCGTCTGACCATCCGCTTATCTCAAATGCAAGTGCGTTTCGCTTGGTTTCCCATTTTTTTATGGCTTCGGAAAACTCCTCATGTTTCTTTCGCCACTCATAAATCGTGTCGACATGTTTCCCAAAAAGAAGGGCAATGTGGTAGATTGAGCAGTGTTGTTTAAAGTTTTGAGGCGTCATTTCGTTAGTAACTTTTTCAAGAAGGGCGCATGCCTTCGCGCCGGGATAATCTGATGGCCGTCCTACTTTTTTCATGTTATTTCTGCCAGGGCAACGGCTACGAATCTATCGGCCTTTTGAAGCCTGTTAATTGAATCAATTGTCTCATCATCGGGAGAATTGATTTCAAGGAGTAGCCTTGCCTGTTTATCTCCCGATACAAGACTTTTAATGCTTAATTCTTTAATTAAGGCTTCAAAGGCTATTTTTTTCATAGGCCGTTTAATTTTCTTTCTATCCTTTCCAATTGTTTTTCCATGATATTTATTCTCGCCTCGAGAGCGGCCAGCTTTTCGCCATGCTCAATACATGGCGGATCGGGATCCTCCGTTTGCTTTCGGCCATTAATTTTTTCTATTACCTTGAGCGCTATTAAGATAGCCTGTGATAATGTAAGAATAATTAGCCAGATATAGTTCATTGCCACGAAATCTTATCGAAGAATTCAGAAGTTAGCGGAAGGGCATATCCAACTGGCATGTAGTTATCTTTTTTCTGGATAATACCAATGAGCTCGCCGCGCGAGTTGAATACGCCGCCTCCCGAATCACCGAATCCGCACGGATAAAGGGCAAGGTAGGGCTGATTTATTACCTTGAGCACGCCGTCTTTGGTTGTCCCCGCGGCGGCCTGAATATAGCCCAGTTTTTGGAACCTGAGCCAGATGAGCTGGCGATGGGGCGAGCCAAAAAACATTACTTCTTCTCCGTTTTTGGGGGGCGAAGAAGCGAGGCGTGCCCTAGGGACATTAAGCGCCCCTTCTTCGTCTTGGTCTAAAATGGCAAGGTCTAAGTCCTGGTTTATTTTTAGGGTTTTGGCCTTGATAACCCTGTCATCATATGGCCAAAAGAAAAAGATAAACCCGTCATCGGCTAAATCGCTAATGAGATGATAGCAGGTAATTATCCCCTTTTCGGTTGATACCGCTGTTCCTATCCTAACTCGATAGCGAATTCCACCCGCATAAAGCAGGGGATCTGAAGTTATGCTGGAGCTATTTGCTTCCGGCGTCATAATGAATACAACCAGCGAAAACTTGATTATGTCTGCGGCCTGGTTTCCCGCCCGCTCGCCGAGCCCGATATAGGCCGGGAGCAAAACAATAATAATGGCCGCTATTAAACCCGCCCATATATAATTGTAGCCATTTGGCTTCACGCCAGAATTATAAGGCTGATTTTAGAGGGGTTTTTAGAAAAGTGAAGGAATTAAATTAAAAGCTGAAGGTTTTTTTTAGAAGGCTTGAAGGATTTTGTCGCTTCGGGCATCTTGACAAAGGCTTTTTAATTTAACTCATTTTTTTTATTGGGTAAGATTTTCTTAACCCAAAATTTCCCATTCTTAAAATTCCATCTCTCGACCGTAGCCCCCTTAAGAGCTGGCGGATCTGGTTCTTCAAAAAGACAAACGCGGATGAATTGAGCCGGATGTCCTGGGCGAAGAACCATGAGATGATAATAGGAGTTTTTAATTTCAAAGACATCTGCAGAGCCCGGCGGGTTTTCCAGTATCTTTTTTGCCTTTTTTATAGCGCGTCTTATTTTCTGTTTTACCGCTGGTTCTGCCATGTTTCTCTCCTAATAAAGCCAGAGCCTCGGGCCCGGAAGCCCGCCTGAAATATCAATGTGGATAAAGCCGTTTGCGATCCCAATCCTGAAGAATCCGCTGGCGAGTGCTAATCTAATGAGAACAAAACGGTCTTCGCTCGAGCTACAGGCAATATCTACGGCTTCGCCCGTGACGTGAGCCGAGTTCGGCTTACCACCTACTTCGCTATTGTGTTTCTCGCACCGAAAACCTGATGTTATGCGGATGGGCTTCCCGTAGAGCTCCCTGATTTCATCGAGCCTATCAATAAGCTCCTGTTTCATCTCCACCTTTCCGCAACACGGGCAGGCCAGCTCTTTTGCCTGGAAATATTTTGATTTAATCGCGCTTAATTGCCATTTAGGAGAAGATATTGCCATGATTTTATCTCCTGACTTGATGGACATTCGCTTTAAGGAGCGGGCTGTCGAAAAATATAGGCAGATAACTATATCTGTCTTTATTAACGATGAAAACAACTATGCCAACATCAACAGTCCCCTCGCATTCGCGAATGCCGTAGGCTGAATTATAAGTTAGCGCAGGGGTAATAAGCGCGAGGCGCTCCCGGTCGCCGCAGTAATCGTAATAGTGAACGTGTGAGCGAACGATAATATCGGCCTTAGGCTGCCTTTCGACCTCCGCCCAGAGGGCATTCCAAACCGCGGTTCTGAAAAGGGGCGTAAATCGACCATGGGGAACCGTAGACCGCCCGATTTTGTGTTTGATATCGAAAACTACGTTTTCAATTTTTAGAAACAGATGGCCGTGAATATTTTTTTCTTCTGCTTCTATTAAATCAAGAAGAATCGACTCGAAATCTTCTTCGCCCCCGACATGATATCTGGTTCCATAAGTTAGGTGAACAACCGGGGCCTTAACGGCATTGATTGCTTCCGCTGCTATTCTTACTTGTTCATGTCGGTCGGCGGTAATTAACTCCCTCCCTCCCCAGGCCACATCTTTTCCCTGGATTGCATCACCGTTTACCACCAGCACGTCGATAGGCCTTAATTTTTTAATTTCCGAAGAGAAAAATCGCCAAAGAGCTTTTTGGAATTGAAGGGCCCCTGGGTCTCCCCGTTGATAAGATGTTGGTGTTAGGCCGTAAAGATGGCCTGAGTGAAGATCCGAAATAATAAGAATTTTTGTCATTTTAGTTAACCTCCTTAAAAATTAATTTTGCCTTGCCCTGCCTTGCCTTGCCATGCCGCGCCGTGCCAAGCCAAGCCAAGCCAAGCCTCGCCCCGCCATGCCTTGCCATGCCCAGCCGCGCCAAGCCGCGATTATTTAACGAATTTGAAATCGCTGACAACAAATCGGCCAAACAGCGGACGAAAGCTTCCCAGCCCGATCTGCTCGCCGCTGTGCTCGAATAGGGACCGCAGGAGCTCTGAATCGATTATGTTGTTTTCCGCGACGTAAACCCGAAACCTTAGCCCCCACGGCGGATTGAGCTGAAATCGAAGCTTCATCTGCGGAATTTGAAGACGACCCTTTATAACAATAGCCTTATCAACGCGCTCAATAAAGCGCTCGCCATCAAACCCTGTAAACTTGATTACTTCGCCCTTTTCATCAACAAGCGGAATCTCCAGGGGGTCGATTCGGACGTGGGATAAGACGGCAGAGGAAACTTCTTTCCATTTTTTGCCGCCGATTAGCCTTGCGGCTGAAAGTCCGTTTTGACTTGACAGCATAGAGTAAATGTTCAGGGCAGGAAGCATCAGCGTTTTCTCTTTTTCGTTCAGGAAGTAGGCCTTTCTCTCGGTTGGCATCTTCGTTTCGGTTGAGCCCGCGAATCTGTCGAAAAGAATCGGGGCTACTCCCTTGAAGGCGACGGAATAAGCCATTTTTAACCTCCTTAATTTGATAAAAAATTAATCTTGCCATGCCTTGCCGCGCCATGCCGTGCCATGCCGCGCCCCGCCACGCCGCGCCCCGCAATGCCGAGCCCGGCCATGCCGAGCCGCTTTTGGTTTTGTTTTTATAATGGCCATTTGGAAACGGTATGATTGATGTGAAAGCTGAACTTAGCTGCGTTTTTTTGATTCAAAGATTTAAGCTTGTTCAGAATCAAATTTTTATTTATCCCGAAATAATTAGTAATGCCTTCAAAGCTTAAAATCCCATCATCCTCTGGTTCAAAAAAGAATCTATGGGCTTTTTTCCCGTTGCTAAATATATCCATCAGATGGTTTCTTGTGGGCTTTTTCATTGATGGAACGATTTTTCGGCTGTCCTGTTCATAAAATTTATCTCCAAATTTTTCAACAGCGAGTGCGTAATCGTTAACCATTATAACCAAGCGCTTCAACAGAAGCAGTTCGCATCCCGAAAATTCGCTAATCATTTCTTTTTCATCAAACTAAAAAGAATTATCCCGCCCGCCACGATTGTTGCCGCCTGAAATGTTTTTCCCTTAATTGACGATATTCTCGCCTGCCTTTTCATTTCTTCGATTATCTCGTTTTGTTTTAAAATTTCGACAGACAAAATTCCGATTTGGTTTTTTTGGAATTCAATAATTTTTTCTGAGTTCTGCTGAGCCAGGCTAAAGTTTAGGGCTTTTTCTTTCCAGGCGTCGCGGTCGGCTATCGCAAGGCTGAATTGTGATTTCCAGGCCTCAATTTCTCCAGTTAAGTGTTCAACGATTGGTTTGCATTCCTCTGGATACTCGGGCCTTGTCTTTTCGAGCTCTTCAATTTTCTTTTGGCCAGCCGAAAGTTTCTCTTCCAGCTCAGAAATTTTTTCTGTGAGTTTTTTATTTCGCCTTAATATTTCTTCGTTCTGCTCTTGAAATTCCGATATCTTTCGCCCCATAATTTCGACCTGGGCCGAATAAATTTTCATGGCCTCGCGCAGTTCCCCTAATTTTTGGTTGAGTTTCCCCTTCGCGCAACTTTCCGCGCCGCCCAAAATAAGATAAGCAAGAAAAAATCCAAGAATAATAAGTATTAGATATTCTGACGATTTCTTCATTATCTTTCCTCCAGATCAATGACCGGCTTGCCGAGTTTTCGGGCAAACTCCACTTCGCCTTTTGCCCCGACGCTTTCTTGCCAGCCGCTTATTGCGATTATGAGGTCGCAAGCCTCAATCGCATTTCTATCGATTTTTTTAAGATGCTTTTCTGTTATAAGGCCATTCATGAAATAGCCAAGAAAATCGTCTGCTGGACAGATAACATAAATTTTATATTCATCGAAAAGTGCATAGAGTAAAAATTTTATGTTTATCATCAAAGAAAGATTGTGAATATAATCTTCTTCAGAAAAATGTTTCCCTCGCGGCGAAATCGGCCCGGCCAGATAAATAATAGTCGTCCGGTCGGGGGATAAATGTTTTTTTATTTCTTTAACTGTGCGTGTGTGATAAAATATATTATTGTCCATTTTCTATCCTATAAAATTTTCTTTTAATAATTTTTCCCATTAGTTCAAATTTTCCGTTTGGGCTGAGCTTATTGACGTTGATTGTGGAGTCCGGCTTTAGCCAAAGTTCAACCGAGGCGCAATCAAGCGGCCAGGGGAGGCCAGTGATTTTTTCAAGCCTTTTCTTTTTCCCGCCGTGAAGCGAGGCCTGAATAAATCTAATTTTATGCTGATGATGTGGCGGTTTATCAGAAATCGCAACCATATCGCAGCCGAAAATATCATCTCCCTTAAAAATAACCTGGCCTCCGATTTTCGCCGCCTTCTTCCCGGCCAAATAAACTGCGTAGCCCTGCGCCTTAAGCCAGTCGCGGACCCAGAGCTCAAACCGGCGGCCTTTTTTCTTTCTGTCCATCTTCCGCGATAAAGCGCCAGTATTCGACTTCAGAAATTAGGTCGATTATTTTCCCGGCGCAAAGAGCAGCCTTTATAAAAGCGCCAAACAGGAACCCAATGGCGACATAAAAAAGAGTCATCTTTGCCTCTTTGCTCCCCTCCCCTTACCCAGGCCCGAAGGCCCCGCCTGTTTCTTTTAGCTTGTCGCTACTTTTGCTTTAAAAAGAAGAGCAATAATCGCGCCCACTATAACATTAATCGCATCAACCGGGATGGAAAGACCGAAGCTCGAATTTGCCGCGTTGAGCACCGCAATAAGAAAGGCCAGCCAGAACTTGGGATCGGTCCACTTAGAGGACTGCTGAGCAATTGCAGCGATATCGCGCTTGGCCTCAAATAATACGTATACTAAAATGACGCCGAGAGCCGTTGCGAATCCCGCGGCGTCAATCGCGAGGCCGAACTGCTCTTTGAGAAAAAGCAGAATGGCCCCAACAAACCCGATGATAGCCATCAGGTCTTTGCGCTTCATGCATCACCTCCAAATACATTTCCACCACGCCTTAAAATTGAGGCGTTTTAAATAATGCCAGCAAGATTTCTTTGCTGGTTTTGGTGGTCCGGGTGGTTTACAAATATTACACTCCTCGGTCGGCGCTTCCCACGGCCAGCCATAAAAAACATTTTGAGTAATGCAGTATGGATTTGGCCGTTTTCCGCTTACGCCGCACTCAATAATGGATATTTTTTCGGGTGTCGTTTTAAATATACTTCCCATCTCTTCAAGTGCCTCCAAATATCCCCAGGGCCCACATCCCATGTCTTCTCCAGCATAATCAATGCTGTGGGATAAAAATTCAAAGCCTGGATTTTTATTTTCAAGGACAAGTTTAGCAAGTTCTTTAGCATCTTCAATTCCAGTTTCTCGTCTTCCATATATTCCGATTGGCCCTGTATTTTCCGCATTATAACCCCCCCCATCGTTTGACAGAAAGGTAAATTGCGGCGGATTCAAAAATTTATCAATTGCTTCATATCGTTTAGGACTCGACACTCCGTGATGACAGCTGTATCCATAATGAAGTTTGGAATAAAAACCAATCGTATCGGAAGTCTTATCCGCTGAGATATAAATTTTATGCAACGGAACACCACGAAGAGAAAGCTCATCGACCATCCAGTTCCACCACCAAACAGCTTCTTCCTCAGTAAAACCTATCCATTGAGGGTAATACTCATTACAAATCTCGACATCATATTCAATCCCAGTCGAGTTCAAAAAGGGAATAATTTTGTCGAGCCACTCCCTGTGCCATGCCTGTTTATTTGGGTGTATAATTCCAAACCCTCCGTATTCTTGACGAAACTGCCACCAGGCATTCCAAGCCTTTGTTCTGCCGTAATAAGCGGAAGAGCCTGGGAGCTTCCAGGAACAAAAATCGTAAAAAGAAGCATGAAGTTTCATGCCTAACTTCTTCATCGTTGCCAAAACTTTACCAAGCCAGTCAAAATACTCATCATTCCAACGGTGTTCAAAAATCGGCGTCCGCACAGAGCCCCAGATGTCCCACTCCGGAATGTCTCTATCCAGTTTCCACTCTCGAATCTTGTAAGGAGAGGCATATTCATAGCCTTCTCGTAATTGCCATACACCGTTAAGAAAAATCCGCATTCCCGTAGCGCCGCGCTTGCGGATTTCGTACAAATACTCCAGGCCGTCCTCTTGGGCTGAGCCAAGATAACCAGGAATGCAAGTTATTAATTCCGGCATTTTTTCTCCTCATCATCGGGTATCCAATTATTATCTCTTTGTCTGTGTTAATAAGGCGAAAATAACTTTTTTGGCTTGCAGGCATCTTTCCAAGAGTTCCTCGCCACAATCATCGATACAATTTCTGCCCAAATCACCGCAAGAATTCTGCCACGTATCAATAAACCACAGCAACTCTTTTTTGCTTATCTTGATGTTTGCTTTATTCATTTTTCCCCCTTTTCCTTTTTTTACACGCGGCTTCTTTAGTTATATTGCAGTCGGCCTTATAATCGAGAGGCCAGACATGCCAAAAATAACCACATCTTTGACAGGTAATTCTTAGCATATTCTCAAGCGGCCCTGCTGATGTATAGGTAACTGCATAATACGCACAGCCGCACTTGGGACAAGATACGTTTTCAGAGAATATTTTCATTGTCGATGGTCCTCCCTTTTTATATTTTGTATAAATTGATAGTGGCAGTCTTGGCAGGTTACGATAAAATATTCTCCTTCTTCACAAAAATCTGAAATGGAATTACAATCGCTATATCTAAAATAATAACGATAACGCCGAGTTATTTTGCTCCCACATATAGGACACGGAGAAGAATTTTTGGTAAACGCTCTTGCCTCGCTCATTCTCAGCCTCTTTTAATTTTTTTGTAGACAGGGCAATTATATAGTGTCATTTTTTATCTTCCTTTTTTCCTTTGTTTTTGCTTGCTTTTAAAACGGCACATAATCATCGTCTCTGTTTTCGACACTTTCTTTTTCTTTTTTTAGCTCGCGTATCTTTTCGATAATGCCCGCCATTTCGCCTGCCGCTTTTTTTAATTTATATATACGAAAGGAAACCTCCCTTTCTTTAATTTTCTCAAGCTCGGCCCGCTTCTTTTCCATCCACCGATTATGCTCTTCTTGGGTTGGTTCCCAAATCTTCAGCTCTTCATTTCGTTCCATAAGCCCTTTAATCGGCAGTGTTGGCGGATGCTCTTTCACGTATTTTGCAATTTTACCCTCGCTATATGTTTTTAACCTGAAAATAGCCTCTTTCTTTCTTCCTAAATAGCAAGAACAAAACTTTGCCAGCTCATCATCTAAAAACATGCCTGAGTTTTCACACCGCTGACAAAATTCATTCTTAATTGTTGACTGCATTTCCCCGGCAGCCTCGGCGATCGCGGAATCTATTTCTGAAAGAAGGGGCGGCACCCGATGCTTAATCTGGCGGATTAAAATTTTTATGGCCCCGCTCAAAACTTCCGGCGCAGTAAACCGGTAAGTTTCATAATAAGTTTGCCGCGCCTCTTCGCTGATCGGCCCAACCAGGCCTTCGATGGGGCTAAAAATTTCTGCCAGCTCAAAATCCGATAACCCCTTCATTCATCACCTCCTAAAACTTTTTTGATAGCATCAACTTTCCTTTGCCTTTCAATGTTAATCCCCTTAGTCCCCCCATTGTCTTGGGTTTTTGAAAGCCAGTTAATTATGAACCGCCGCCAATTCTTCTTTTTCCCCTTTAGCGGATTAGCCAAAATCCACTCACGCATGCGCCGGAGCTCAATTTCTATGTCACAGGCTGGATAAGCCTCTTTCCAGGATTTCTTGATTTCTTCACTTATATTTTCCCATTGATGAGTTTCTGCATTAAAAATAACAGGTGGCTCAGACCGAAATCTTTTTCGAGTCTGAGCTATATTATTATTTGATTTGATGTGATCTGATATGATATGATGTGATGTGATATGATATGGGATACGCTTTTCGTTACACCCTGTAACGCTTGGCGTTACACCTTCTTCTTTTTCCCTCAAATATCGCCACTTTAAAACTCGTCTATAATCCTTTGAACCGCAATATTTTTCCCAATTTACAATTTTAAGGATTCCCTTATCATCCCTGGCCAATTTTCCTTTTTCGATGAATTTTTCAATGGCTTTAGAAAATAACTCTTCTGGATAAACAAGAAGCCCGGCAAGCTGAGTAATAAGATACGGCGTATCTTCATTGGCGCGAATCCAGCCGTCATCTTTTGCGGCCAATGCTAACAGGTCGATCCAGATTGCACGCTCTGACGGTTCAAACTCAATTCTCATCGAACCAAAAATCCACTTGTCTACCCAGAGAGGAATCCAGATATTGTCTGATACCTTTTTAATCATTTTAAATGGGGAAACGGAGGGGGCGGGAAATGCCGAAAGGAGGACATGGGAATGGCTAATCTCCCAAAGAAAAATAAAGGCGGCGAGGAAAAGGAGGGCGCCCCAATGAGAGAGGAGGGAAGGGTGGGGCTTAAAAAACCTCGCCGCCTCATTTTTGATTGAATTTTATCTCCGTCAAGCATTAATTATAATTCGCTATCAACCCGAATATCAAGCGATAGGCCGTTTTTATTATCCTCCGCCATTCTTATCTCCTAATTTTTCAATGGTTGTTCGCCAATAGGCTGTTTTTTCGGCATATTGTTTTTTTATCTCAATCGGAATGTTATAGTTTACTCGCTCGAATTCTTTTGAAGTGATTTTAAAATCGCCTATGATGGCCGACTTTCCCTTAAAAATATCTTTTAATTCTTTATCAAGTTCTTCATGTTCTCTGGCGGCTTCCTTAGTCTCTTCCCAGCGAAGAAGCTTTGCTTCGAGCTCGGCATCGCTCAGAAATTCATATCCCGGCCCATAATCCCGACCGGGGAAACAGGCGGTAGATGTAAACTCACAGCCATCACACTCTTCGCGCCGCTCTATTGGCGGAAGTTCGCCGCGCGCGACATAATCATTTACGAGCTCCAACTTTTTTAATATCTCTTCAAGATAATCAAGGTGATCATTAACGCAAAAATTTTTCTGGATCTTTTCCCCTGTCACCTTATTTTTAAAAACGATAATGCCTTCCTCTACCCCCTCCATCATGCAATAAAGAAGAATCTGGGCAGGATATCGGCGAACCCATGAATATTTGGATTTAATCATTTCTGCCGGGGAGAGGTCTCGAATTGCCATAAAAACATTTGGAGAACAGCTTTTAATTTCCAAGGGATAAAAAATAGCGGAGCCATTATTTGCGACCTTGCCGTCGATGCGTCCCGTTAGCTCAAATCTTTTCCATTCATAATGTCGTTGCTGTTCTTTTAGCCTGAACCCGGCCTCTTCGATTTCCCGGAGCACGGCCCGCTCGTGGAGATTGCCCTCATCGAAAATGCGCTGAAGCTCCAGCGAGGGAAGCAAACGTTTTTCTGGGGCCAGGCGCAAAAGAACAAGATATCGCGCGCACGGATGTCCAGCCTCGGACGCTCGGTTGAGCGGATGGGGATAAGTTTTGATTCGTTTAATTGTTTCCTGATCAAGTTTTTCTGGAATATTAATATCCATTATCCCTCCTCCCCGGGCTCGCGCATTGGCTTTCCGGAAATTGACTCGAAATCTTTTTTGGCCTTTCCATAGGTGGCTCGAAGCCACCGCTCGGACATCGCATCAAGCGAAGATGCCTTATAGACGCGGCCATTAGCGTCTTTCCAGGCCGAGTATTTTTCTAACAATTTGGCTGCGGTGACCTTATCATTATTCGCCATCATTATTAACATTTCCTCGAGTTTCTGCTTTAATGATTTTTCTTGCGCATTCACTGCCTTGGATGTTTTATATTCAATAACCGGGATTTTTTTGATGTCCAGGCCAGCCGCCACAAGGTCTTCTTTAGTGATATTCATAAGGCCAACAGCCCGTTTAATGAGCCGATTATAAAGATTGGTCACGGCTTTTCTTCTGATGTTTGCCATGTCAATATCCTCAATTTCTTTGAGCTGGCCTCCGACCATCCCAAAAAACCGATCGCGCTGTGAGCAAACGCCAATATCCTCGACATATCGGCCAAGTTTCTTGGCATACGCCTTCCCAGTAGCGATAAAAGAATAGTATTTTCCTTTCTCATCCTCGGCCCACTCCATCCTGAGCTGAACGCCCGTGACATCGATTCCCCAAGCGATGGCGATGTTCTCTGCCCCCCTGTCCATCAGATATGGCGCCAGGGGCTCTCCCGTCTCGCGGTCAGCCCCTTGAAAAACCCAGTCTTTCTCTTTCGTGAGCTTTAAGGACACAATTTTTATCCTATTAAAAAGCTCAATGTTCTTCTCAACCCGCTCGATCTCCTCTTCTACTGTCAATTCGCGCTCGGGCACGCTGATTATGGGCATTTCTACAGGCTGTATCTCTTCCTTAATCTCGCCGTTTGTGATTTTTTTCTCTTCCATGTTACTCCTCCTCACTGGGCGGCCAGGACATCCATGAGCCGGATGATGGCGCACTTGCCCTCGATCCACCAGGCGCAATACTTTTTAAGGCACAGCGCCTGCTTCAAGGGGGAAAAAAGCTTCGCCGCCTCGGTTTTTTGAGTGGGATTAGCAACCCCGGATGTTACTCCTTTTTTGGTCATGTCCAATCTCCTTTATTTTTTTTCTTAAGTTTTTGCATTCTAACCCCCCAGAAGCGTGGCGATCAGCGACTCATAGTGCGCAAAAGCCTCACCCAGCGATGTCTCGCAGATGACGGCCTCGCGTCGCCAATCATCATACATATTCTTCAGCGTGCGCATCAACACAAGGAGCATCTGCGGCTCCGGTATGTCTTGGCGCGCGCTGCTGACCTCGTCCAGGGTCAGCGGCACGTGCAGGCGCGCAAACGACATGGCCAGCTCCAGCCCGGTCTGAAGCCCAGCCGACCAAATACCAATTTCGCTGGTTGTGTGGGCCAGGCAGTGGGCCGATGCCAAGAGTGCATGCATCATGGCCCTTGCGTCCTCGTTTTTTAGGATGTCCATTGCCCCCCCTTTTTTATTTCTCCGGGTGGAGAAGCTTGGCAAGCGAGTCTTCCTCTTTGAGATATCGTGCAATCTCGACTAATATATAAATCCAGATCAAGCATTAAAAGATAAAAAAGCGCCTCGATGGAAATTGAATAGACCCGGCGGCAGCCCTTTGTTCGCAGGCGTATGTAGCCTTCCGGGTCGAGAATGATAATATAGGGCCACCGCGATTTGAAGGCCCGTCGGACCGGCTTTTTGAGCTCTGTCATTTTCCCTTCCCTAATATATTTTCCCCTTCTTAAAATAAAAAACACCGGGGACAGGGCCCTAATGGCGCTCTACTTCTTCGTCGTCGTCCATTTCGACTATCTCAAAGCCGAAGAAGTCCACCGCCTCGCCGGTCGCCTTGAGCACAAGAACCGGCTGGCCGTAGCTCGAGGCCGGATGGTCCGTGCGCCACTCGGCCTCAAACACTTCGCCCGTCAAAATGTTTTTGACTTTCATTTTTACCTCCTTCTTTTTCTGTTGTAATGGGTCCCTCATCCGCGCCGCCGGGCGGCGCGCTTAACTCCCGCGCCACCCGCCTCAGCCGCCGTACCTCCTCGGCCCGTCCAGCCTTACGGCTTAATCTCATAGCATATGTCTCTTCATAGTGTTTCATTTTGCCCCCTCGACAAATTCCTTGATTACCTGAACGCATTTTGCCATTTTTCCTCCTACTGTCAGACTCCCATGCCGGGCACGGCCATTACGGCTCGCTTTACAGCTTTCAAGAGGAGCAGCTGATCAAGGGCAGGGGCGGGGATCTCACTCAGCTTGACGCGTTGACCATTAGGCATCTCGGCTACGTCATCATCAATGATCTTGACGACTTGTCCAGGAGCCAACCTTATATTGTCGCCTGGCCTTAATCCCTCATTTATGGCCTCGGCTAATACGGCCAGATTGCATCTGCCGTAACGCTCCCAGGCCAGCTCTTTAGCTCTGAGTATTAATTCTTCTTTTTTCATTTTTCCTCCTTTTTCCTCCTTTTTTTCTCCTTTTTTCATCTTCTCGACTAATATATAAATCCAAATCAAGCATTTGTCAAGTCTTGTAAAGTTTCTTTACATCCAAAAACCTTTATAATATAAGGATTTTCGACAAAAAAAATTTTTTTTTAATTTTTATCGAAAATTTTTGGAGAAAAAATGATTTT